TAATAAAACAGAAGAGAATACAAAATATATAGAAAAAGAGATTATTACAGATGAATTAAGAAGTAAAAAAATAGTTTGTGTTGATCCTGGTTGTAGTGATTTAATTTATTGTGGTAGTAAAGATAATAATGGTAATTTAGAAACATTTAGATATACTCAAAATCAAAGAAGATTAGAAACAAGAACAAAAAAATATAATAAGATTATTGAAGAAGTTAATAATACAACCTTTATAAATGAAAAGAATATTAAAGAAATTGAGAGCGTTTTAAGTCATCATAATAAGAAAACATGTCATTATGAAAAGTTCATGAATTACTTGATTGAAAAAAATAAATTGAACCTATTGTTATTTTCTCATTATGAAAAGACCTTTTTTAGAAAGTTCAAATTAAACAGGTATATCAATACTCAAAAAAGCGAGAGTAAAATGATAAAAAACTTTACTAAAAAGTTTGGAGAACCTAATGATGTAGTATTTATAATGGGTGATTATGATAAGGGTAGTAGTAATATAGGAGGGTTAGAACCTACAATTTGTAAAAAGTTTAGAAAAATATTTAAGAATTCTGGATTTAGAACCTATTTAGTGAATGAGTTTAGGACATCTAAACTATGCAATTGTTGCAATTGCGAGATATCACCCTTTATGATAAGGCAAAGTCATAAACCTAATGATATAAAAGTTAATAAAAAAATAACTATTAATGGATTACTTTCTCATCAAGAGAATAAGCAGAAATGCGAGATAATTCATAATAGAGATAAGAACGCCGTTCAAAATATGTTAAATATTGTAGAAAGTATATTTACAATAGGAAGAAGACCGGACATATTTACAAGAATTCATACATAGTCCACGCTATGTAATAACCAAATTTTTACTACTTTTAGATATTTATTTTGCTGTTAAATCGGCATTTTAAATGTCCAAAGGTGTAAAATATAATTCTATTATCTATTTAGATTAAGATGGAAAACAATCTAAAATGGCTTTGTAAAAAATGTAATAGGATGATTGATAATTGTATTGACATGGATTATCATCATGATACAGTACACCCAGACTTCACAAACAAATATATATTATCATGGTATAATAATGGTAAGAAGGGAATGTCAGCATATGATTAGCTAAGCTTTAGCTAAAGCAATATGTGTCCCGCAAATATTAGCTAAAGCAATATGTGTCCCGCAAATATTAGCTAAAGCAATATGTGTCCCACAGCTTCTTATCAAGCTTATGATTATTATTTTTATTATCTTTTAGATAAATCCCAAATTTACCTAAATTTATATTATATTTTTTCCCTAAATATTCGATGGGTTTTGGAAGAGAACTTATAAATGTAATATCTCTATCTGTCAAACCTTCCTTCGTTATCTGTTTCCATTTAAGATAGGGTTCAATATTAGTATATTTATCTGATTCTTTATTATAATAACAAACACCATATCGTGTTGTAATAATCCCTGTCTTCTTTTCCTTTGTGTTTCCGCCGCCACCACTAACAGAAACATTAATATTAGCGGCGCTTGTTGTGTTTACAGAGTTTATTATTTTTGTATAAAGGTCTTTTAAAATAACATCTTTAGTAATACTGGCATTTATAATTTTATCTAATTCATCCTCCATCTTTGATGTAAATTTTAAATCGCATAAATAAGGAAATATTTCATAAATATATTTTATAACTTCTAAGCCAAGCTCTGTAGGAACAAGAAGATCTTTTTGTTTTCCACCAAGATTAATCTTCTTAGTTGAAATAATAAGTTCATTAAGCAACTTTTTATTATTTTTCTTTTTAAAACATTCTATTTCATATTCTTGTTGTGGGTTTGTGCCAATCTCTACATATTTCTTTTCTAAAAGTTTGTCAATAATCGACGAGTATGTTGAAGGTCTACCAATTCCTTCTTTTTCTAATTCTTTAATTAATTGAACTTCGTTATAAAGAGAAGGTATATTATCAATAGTCCCTTGTGAAGAATATTCTTTTGATATGGCAGTCTGATTGCTTTCTTTAATTATATTTAGAAAATCTTCTAAGTTATCAGTATTAAGCTTTTCGCTATATAATATATGGAATCCTATCTCTTTTAAAAACGACTTCGTTGAGCAAAATATATATTCGCTGCCTATGCTGCTATCGCTGCCACACTCTAACTTCATGTGTAAATCATTATATACAGTATCTGTCATCAGCGACGCAAGTGTTCTATCCCATATAAGGTCATATAACTTTTCATGACTTTTTGTTGAACCTTCAAATGATACTGTTTTATATTTTGGATTTGTTATTCTTACTGCTTCATGTGCTTCCTGTGCGTTAGCTATTTTAGTTTTATAAGTCCTATATTTAGAATACACAGTTTCTGGCGTATCATAAGTTTCCTTTATATATGATAAAATCATTTTCTTGGCATCCTCAGCAATACTTGTTGAATCTGTACGCATATAAGTAATATGTCCATGTTCATATAAATCCTGTGCTAATTTCATAGTGATTTTTGAATTAAAGCGACATTTATTATAGGCATCTTGTTGAAGTGTTGTGGTTGTATATGGAGGTGGAGGACTAACATTCCTTATATGCGTTTCATAACTTATCTTATATTTTGTATTAATACTTAAATTATTTAAAATTTTCTTAACAATTTCAACATCTCTTATTTTATATTCTATTAATTTGCGTTTGGTCTCTTTAGTAGTATCCTTAGTATCCTTAGTATCCTTAGTATCCTTAGTATCCTTAGTATCCTTAGTATCCTTAGTATCCTTAGCTTTAGCATCATCATATACATTTAATGTTCCTTGGATCGATAGGTCTTTGCGGATACTAAAGGTACCATCAATAGTCCAATATGGTATAATTTCCTTGTTAATGATACGATTCCTTTGATTAATACATATTATTAGACCGGCTATTTGAACTCTTCCGGCGCTTAGATAATTTTTATTAAATTTACTCCATAATACAGGTGATACTTTATATCCAATAAGTCTGTCAACAATACGACGTGTTTCCTGAGCATTCACTCTGTCCATATCAATAGTCCTTGGATTTTCTAAAGCATTTATAACAGCATTCTTTGTAATCTCATTAAATGTTATGCGATGACATACTTTGCCTTTAATAATACTTTGAAGACATTTATAGAGACTGTGAGCAATTGCTTCACCTTCTAAATCAGGATCGGCAGCCAAATATATAATATCAGCATTTTTTGCCAACTCCTTAATATTTTTAATTATGTTAAGATTTGTTGGAACATAATTTATCTGCCATGTCTCTGTATCAAATCCTAAATTATCTTTTGGTAAATTATATATATGCCCTCCAGAGAATGTAACAGCAACATCACGATCTCCTAAATATTTTTTAATCGTCTTGGTCTTTGTGAAGCTCTCAACAATAATAAGAGATTTCATTACAGAAATTATGAATTCTTATATTCCTTATATACTTTTTTATAAAATACATAATTATATCATTTTTTATATATATATAAATATTTGAAAATATATATAGTAATGATATGATGTCTGATATAATTGGCAACGATCTAAGAGAACGTGTCATAAAGGAATATAATGATCACAAAAATAATATAAGAGAACATAAAGAAATTTTAGAAGATTATAATAATTATATAGCATATTATGAATATGAAAAATCTCTTAATATTGACAGCATTTGTGAAGAGATAGAAGTATATACCAAATCACGAGGTAATTATTATGAACTAATTCTCTTTCATTCGCAGATTTTTATAGAAAGCTTAAATTACAAAAAATATATATATTTAAGATTTCATAGTAATTTTAGAAGCGATCCCTATTATTCCAGCGATGATGGCAAAATAAATGTTAGTAATCTTGCGACTATTGTGAATGACATGGCACTTCAAAGTATTTTTACAAAAAACTATAAATCAAAAGAAACACAAGAGATGTTCGCTGATTTGATATCCAAGCGTATTAAAGATGTCTTTGTAATATACAATTATTACCGCAATAATATAAAGCATTCCTATATAAATAAATCAAATATATATAATTATTTAATAAAGGACTTGGTATATGATTATCTTAATATATTAGACAAGCATATGCTATTATCACCTTGTGAAGATGATGATATTTTTCTAAATAATATTGACATTTATAATAATATCACAACGGATACGCATATTGTAGATGATATAAGCCGTAGTATATATAGTATTGACTTTGAAACATTTATAGATTTATCCTTTATTATTAAATATTATGCTCAGCATTTCTCAAGAGATGGAAGTAAAACTCTAAATACATTTTATAGCAACATAATACATTCTCTGGTAATCCCTGAACTATATAAAATATTCTTAGACAATATTAAAAAATCAAAGACTATTTATGAGATGTACGAAAGAACAAAATATTTATACAGCGTAGATATTAAAGAAGAGATTGGTATCATAAATAAAGATTTATGTCCTAATATATCAGGATTGATATTTATATGTAAATGTAATTATGTTGAAAAGTTATGGCAAAAGATATTTAGTAATAACCATTTTTGTCATTACTATCCTGAGAAAAAAGTAATTGCTAAAATACATGAGAATATTATATCTTGCTAATATGAAACACATATATCATTATATAAAAAATGATATATACGTTTGTTATAATTTATTATTATAAGCAATCATAATGAGACGTTCATGTGATTCATTAACATCTCTAACATCCATTACATCTGTAAATTCTCGAACAAAGATATTTAATAATAGAGATTTCCAAAAATATATTGGATATATGGAAGAAGATATTGTTAAAGTTTCTAATGACTACTACTATTTTGCTGAAAAGTATGATAAAAGAATAGGCAATTTTATAAATAGATATGAAGATAGGACAAATAAACTATATATTGACTTGAGAAATAGAGAGGCAGAATATAGAAAATTAAATAATAAAATAGAATATTTATGTAAAGAAGTAAAAAATATCAAAGATGGTAATAATACTATTAAATACATCTGTTATAATCCCGGTGTAGAAGGCGTAGACCGTGTAGATTGCTTAAGCAATAACATATTATTTATTCTGTGTGTTTATACATTATTTGTTATTTCTATGGTGATTACATATTAGAATATTTAGTATTCTGTAACAATATAATTTTCAGTCTGGTCTCGAGCTTCGCATCCTTTGCTATTATTTGACAGATCTCTGAGTGCTACTTTGCGTTCCTCTATTATAGCATTAATTTCGGCAAGTTCTACTTTTTTATTCTCTATTTTTGCTTCTAAATCATCGCATTTCTTGAAAAGACAATCAATCATCCTATCTTCAATTACTTTAGCAGCCTTAACAGATTCATTTACAGGAATATCAAATATATCATCGGTACCCTCAGTACCCTCAGTATCTTCAATACCCTCAGTATCTTCGGTACTCTTAATCATACTTGTATTAACCCAATAATCGCCATCCATTAAGTCAAATAATGTTCGCACTTTTTCAATAGGAACATGAAAGAACCTTTGCTTCTGATTAATTCGATACTCTGAAAGAAGCTTGTAGATTGTATTTCTCTTATGTTCAATATTAAGAACTTTTTTGGCAAATTCTAATATATATGGTGTTGGTGGTTTCCATAATCCAAACAATCCATTTATATCATCTACTTTTTGTTTTGGCACTATCCATGTTATACCAATATTTAGAATATTTGGCATAGATACATTAGATAAACAAATCATATATCCATAGTCGCCATCAGGGTTCTCTGTATCTGTTTCTGTGATATGTGTGTTTGTATCAGTCATTATATATTTATTGAAGGATCTCTATAATATATATAGATATTCGTGAGATATCCGTAAATCATTTTTTGCTAAGTTTTGCTTCAAACATAGGAATTATCTTGTTATTATATATATTATATCCTTCAAATATATTATTCATCTCGATCCATCTAAATATCTCCACAAACTTGTTAAACATCACCACATTCTCTTCACTATATATAATATTACTTAAGGAATTATATAAAACATTATAGCCAACCATAATATTATAATAAATATCAGCATTACACTTCATATTACGTGTAAATACTATATCAACTCTATCTTCTACAACAACAATATTTTCTATCATTCTCTTGTCATAGTATTTGATTATATTAATGCGGTTTGATAAGTATTTTCTTAATTTTTTGCTTGCTGTAAAAAGCGGAAATATATAAAAACTTATAATATTATATCGTGATTGCGAAATATCCTCTATCAAATGTGTGCGGTCTAAATATATCATCGATTTCATATCATTCTTACTAAATCCTTCTACCAAAGCTACACGCTCATATTTATATTCATGAATGGAATCATCTTCTCTGTCGCTATCTCTATAATCACAAAACATTCCTTTAGGTTTAATAGAATAAACACATGTATTACATGGATTATATACTGCTATATACAATCTATTAAGATATTTGATACTTTTGTCATTCTCTATATTTGCTATACATCTTGCGAAAACATTTTTATAGATTACTGCTTGTATATCATCAGGTAATTCATATAAATAGTTATTTTTAAACATAATATAATATTTTACAATAAATAAAAAATTATTATAAGTAATTATATAAATAAAAAATAGTCTTATGTAATATGTAAGTAATATATATATAAAACAAAAAACTGATATAGGAATGTAGCTATTATAATAAATAACAAAGCTATTACGAGCAATCTCAAACAATACACAAATTGATAATGAAAACTTTAATAGTATCACGTATTATAGCTATATGGATGATCATTATATTAACAATATTGCTGAGCTATATCTTTGCGAATACAGAAAAATTTACTGGAGATACTTCATTCTATCGTTTTGGTCCTAATCCTGAATTGGTTATTCTTGGTATCACTATAGATACTCCTGAGAAATATGGGTTGATCGTATTATATGCGATTATTAATACAATTATTAGAAATCTTGATCATAATGTCATAGCTCCTTGGATTACTCTATATGTCCAAAATATTAAAGCATTACCAACAGAGGATACAGAACAAAAAGACACAAATAAACAATATGAAATATCAATAGTTAACACAATCTATTCATGGTTTGACTGGCTCATATATATTCACATGCTACTTGCGCAGGTTGATATGTTTTTACTTGAATTAACAACCGATACAATAGCAATCTATTTTGTGACACGTTGGTATATAAAAAATAGGGCAATTGCTAACGTCCACTTGAATATTGCTGATGATGAACATTAAAATATAAAAAAATATATACATATATCTAACTACCATTAACTTACAACTTATTCACGAGTGCCGTGTAAATTGCCTTTGTCTCTTCAAAGTTTTCTTCTTCAAAACCATACTTCTTGTTGTAATTCTCGAAAAACTCCTTAATTTTAGCATCAGTAGAAACCTTCATTTTTCTCAACCATTTAAGGTCAAGTGATTGATGTGTATTGCCTTTCTTTGCTTCCTGAACATGTGTCAAAGCATCTTCAACAATATAGATAGTATCAACAAACATTCCATCATTTTTTTCATACTTTTTGGGAACGTAGTTAGGATCTACACCACAATAATATTCCTTATCAATATTAGGCTTTCCAATAGCAGCACGTGATAACTCATAATATGTCTTCAAATACTCATTTTTCATAAGATCATCATAATTAATAATAACAGACCATGATACGCAGTTGAAAACCTGAATATATACCTTGTTGTCAAACTTAGCAAATACCAAGTTCTTATAATACTTAGACCTATTGTTAACAAAATCCTGAGAAAGAATAAGAAAACCAGAAACCTCCATCTTTAGTCTGTGAAGTCTATGAAGATTCAAAGAAGTTGAAAGCGGAACTGAGTGGAACTGAGCTGTTTTTGAAGTACTACCTTGTATATACAAGATTTGCCTTTGATAGTTAAATTGATGTTAAACGATCAATTTTTATTGAATCAAATAAAAAATATAACATATTTATATTTCATTATTACATACTGCTACAGCTTTCTTTAACTCTATAATATCATTCTTAATATTATTTATATCCAGCATATTTTGTATTTGTTTTTTGAGATCATCTATTTCATCTTTCTTATTTTTACTATCTATATCTATTATATTTTTAACAGTAGCTTTTAGTTCTCTTAGTTCTTTTATTTCTTCATAACATTTTTGTAGGTCTTTTTTTATATTTTCTATATCAGTATTACATGAAATACCAGTATTCTTGAATTCATAATTATTTTTATTTTTATTTTTTTTGTAAATTGCTTCCTGTATAGTTATTTCATTCAACTTTGTTAATTCTTCAATATACTCAGCATCATAGCGATTTTCTTCATACATTCGCATAGCAATTACTTCAAGTCTTGCGCTAATTGCCCCTTGTGTCCTCCCATGTTTTTTTGCGATTTCTTCAATCTCTAAATTATTTCTAATATTATCTAATAATGTCATCTCCTCTATATCAGTCCATTTACTCCCCATATTACAAGGTATATCCTTCTCCGGATTAGCAATCTTGTATTTTTCTATACATCTGTTTTTATAGCTTGACAAAGACATTTAGAATATGTGTTTTTGCTATTATATTTGATTGTTAATCTTATATAAAAGTTAAAATAAATCTGTTCTATTTTCTTTAAGTAATAATAAAAATTGATTTATTTTCTTACATTTAATTACCAAAGGCAAACCTCGTATACACAAGGTTAAACTTCGCAAGCTCTCACAAGCTCTCGCAAAACTTTCGCAAGACTTTCACAAGACTTTCACAAGACTCTCCGCAACTACTTAAAGGAAATGGCACCAGTCGCTATGTTTCTCTTCGCTCTATTTCTCTTCGTCTTTGTTACTCATGTTATGGCATTTATAATGTCTTTCGGTATGGAAAAGCCTAAAGAAGAGTATGTCAATCCATATCGACTTGTTCCTCGCAAAGAAGCCGAAAGTTATAAACGCTATGAAAGACAGATGTATAATGATAGTTTGAGAAATAAGAAGCGTAAAAACTAAAAAAATAAAAAGCAAAAGAAGCAGAATAGCTGTGTAGCCATGTAGTTAGTTAGAAGAATTATTTGTTATATATTTTATATTTTATTTTATTTATCTGTATCAGGCTGTCCTGAAGGAAGCAAATCATATATAAAGTTATTTAGTTCAGAGAAAGTACTCATAGGTCTATAACAGTGGTAATCTACAAAATATCCTGATGCTAAAGCGTCTCGTATTTCATGAGACATTCTAAAAGTATCCCTTGATAACCTATTAAATCTCGTTTTTTCTTCATCAAGACATATTAGATTGTTTGTTTTTTTCTGCCATTCCATTACCTTCTCATATAAATATAACTGATCTATAAACCATCCTTGCTTCCCTATGCCCTCTTCGATGATGTTGTTTCGTGATATATTCACAAGCATATGTCTAATATCCTCAATACTATGTACATCAAAAATGTCCCTCCAGATTTCTGGTGTCGCCGCATTATAACACATAGCTATAGATTTATAAATAAAACAATGGTCACCTCGATAATATATGAACTTGCTATTGTCATATTCCTTAATATGCTCAGTATAATAAGTGGTATTCGTAGGTAAAATATCCATATCAGTAATTAATACTCCATTTTTATAATTAAGTATACAAGGATACAGTAGACGAATAAATTGCGATGTAAAACTTGTTAACACATCCTCTACAGGTTCAAACAAAATTATATTATTCGCATATTCCTTATATTCATCTGGAATCGCCTTTGCGATTAAAACGATTTTGACATCAATCGACGGATACAATTTATTCCATGTTTTAATAAAAATAGGGATAAACTCTAAATATAGGGGGTTTTCATTCACAGCTGTTAAAACACAATCTAATTTCATTATATTTATTGATTTAATCTTACTATCCTTATTGTCTTAATGTTTTATATAATTATATATGCTCGAAATCATCATTTACACAAAGGATATCACCATTAATATCTATCAAACTCATATTCTGTTTTTGCTTATTTATTAAATTATTATATTTAGTCTCCAGTTTATTATAATATTCACGATTAAAATGGGTATTCAGTAAAAGTTCGTTGTATTTCCATTCAAGACTATTATAGCGACGACATAAATTTTCATATTTATTTTTTACATATCTTAATTCTTTCTCTTTGCTGTCACTCAATATTTTTAACTTATTGATTTTGTCTTTCATATATAGTGTGCTATTACTATAATCATCGTTGTAATCCTTACTAAATATGTAGTATAAACTATTATACATATTATTACTATGATATATATATAATATATTTATATATAAATAAAAAAGAATTATAATAGTTGTATGTTTTTTACAAAGGTTGTATGATCCTAATAAGTATTTTTGAATCATAAATACTAACGTCGGTGTTGATCAGTCATGTATTTGTGAGTAATTTCGGCAACTCTCATATGATCATCAACACGATTAGATAATCCATTAACAACCCTATCATGATTTGCTTTTGATGTCATATTAGCATAAAATTGTGCGATTGTCCTGTTTTTTTTAGGTTCTTGTTGTTTTTGTAGCATTCTCTCTCTCCATATCTGAACATCCTTATCTAAACTATTTTTATACTTTTCTTGTTCTTCTTGTTCTTTTCGTATTCTTTTATCATATTCTTCTTTTGCTGTTGCTTTAGTAAAAGAAGAATATAATGTTCCTTCTTTCAATTTAACTTCTGCTTGTTGAAAACCATCTTTAGCTTCTTGACTTTGAAACAACATGGATTCATTTACAGGTTCCATTTTTAATTTTCTTTGTGCTTCATATACTTCATTAATTGCATCTATTTTTTCTTTTGGTAATGGTACAAGTTTTCCTCTTTTTGATTTAGCACTCGAAATAGAAGCAGACATACAATCTTCTAATATATGAAAATGTTTTATATATTTTCTAAAATAATAAATAATAATAAATAATAATAAATAATAATAAATAATAATAAATAAAAAAACTATATATATTCCTCAAAGAAAGGAACTATAACCACATAACCATTCTCTATAACCGTCTCAAATTTATATAATGGAAAAAAATTAACATCAAACGCAAGATTATGTATCAATAAATATTCATTCAATAGTTTATTTGTATAATAAATCAATTCAATCCATGTTGTTATGAAGTCATTAAATAAATAATATAGTGGTGGATATAAAATATCATTCGTATCATTAGGATCATCAAAACCGAGCAATATATCAATATTTGATAGTTTTATTCGAATACAAGTCGCCTCTTTAAGATTATCAGGAAGCTCTGTAATAAGGATATTGTAATGATACTCTCTAAAATTAAACTCAGTAATTTTTGATAAATAATATATTTCTTCGTCTAACAAATCGATATCATTTTCCATACTTTCGTAATAATTAACAATTCCGAGAGATATCGGATTGAATATTTCGAGAGATGTATAATACACCATATTATCATCATTAAGAATATTTTGAATAAACTTATCCTTGTATTTATTATTCCTTTTATCTTTGTAAGTACTAATAATATCTTTCATACAATCATTATACACATATTTATATATCTGGGTGTATATATCATATGGTAAAATGTGTAAATAACTCATTTATAATATTATATCTAATATGTTCATATATATATGAAAATATAAAAAATATATAACATATATGGATATATATTGACACATATCCCTCAGCTATTTTACATCCCGTGTGATCTCATGTTATCCTCCTTATTCTTATATCTTTTTCTTAAAGCTTAAACTTGATTATTGAAATCCTTCCAGTCCTTATTGATACTGCGTCGATTCTTGTAAGATAGGCGTGCGTCCCTATGCTTTAGCGCAATCTTCTTACAATTATCGGCATTATTATCAGTCCTCTTTAGGTTGCGTGGAATCTTGCTAACATTCTCGAAATCCTCACTCTTATTAGTGTAAGAGTTGAAAAGGCGATAGCTAATCTTATTAGCGTTATTGAAGTTGATCTGATTCATGTTATTCATCTGGTTTATTTGACTTACTTATGTAATAATAAAAGTATATAAAGGTAATCAATTTTTATTATTTTATTGATAAATAATAGCAAATTTATTTCAAAAAATAAAAAATGATATATTTAATTATAATTATATTATAATACCAAAGCTACTATGAAAGAACTATCCAAAGATATGAAAGACCTGCTAAGAAATATTAATGAATGCTGTATAAAAATTAATGAACAAAAAAATCTAAACTGTACTTTTAATAAGTTAGATTTTCTTGAAGATGAGAAATATTATGATATGTTTCCTAATACAACATTTAATGAAAAATAGCATACACACAAAAATTTAATTATATATTGAACACATCCCTATTATCCTTTTATTATATTTTATTATCTTTTTTATATTTACATGCCCTCCAAGAGCCCGCATGACGATGTTTTGAAATAAAAAATGATATTATATGAATATAAGAAATTAAATAATGGCTTCGTATACTTCTGATTCAGCAAATGTTCTAAATACCAAACCATTACTATTAGATCATATAAATAATAGATTACCTGAAGATATTGTTAGTAAAATAAATAATCTTATATGCGATGAATATATTAAAAGAATATATGAAGCTTTAGAGAAAAACTTAATTAAAAACACTATTAAGATTTTTCTGAATGATAAAAAACTATCTAAATTCCTTTATTATTATGGATATCAAACATATTACTTTAATAATCAAATGTATTACTATTATAATATTACAACACCAGACCTTGGTATTTATGGAGAAATTCTTAGCAATTTAGAATGGGGTGATTTTGAATGTGATACATTATTAGAAGATTTCAAAGGTATTCACAAAGATACCAAAGAGCCATATATATTAAATATACCTAATGATGTAATATTTGAACATGACAACATAAATACAAATAATACCCAAATGGATTTCTATAAGTTTGATGTTAATATATATTCTAAGATTCTGACTCTTAATGAAACCTTATGGATACTCAAAAATTACTCAGATTATGATGCTAAGATTTTACATGATATCAACGAATGTGATTATGATACTGGCGTAAGCGGCGTAAGCGATGTAAGTGACATAAATAGCAGTACAACCATAGCAAACTTTGAGATAAATAGCAACGATACCTATGAAAACATTTATGACTATGATAAAGAAGAGTTTGCTATTGTTTGGAACTTATTTAATAGGGGATTTATTAAATTAAATATCTTTAAAATTATATATATATTTTGCTATCACACAGATATAGATAATACTCTTCAACAATACTATAATATTATTGGCGGAACAGGACAAGCTAATATATGCGTTGATAAACCTAAGTTATTTCATAAGACCTGCTTTAATGTCATTAAATATTTCAATAAAAAAATAAAGAAAGCTGTGAATGACAGTAATATAATCAGCTATTTATATGCTATATATGCTGATGATGAAGGAATAGAGTTTAATGATGAACACGAAGAATATGAAAATAAGGCTTATGATATTCTTCATGATAATGGATTGCTTAAAACAAAATCAGAAAATACAACAGATATATTAGACTTATTATATGTATTATATCTAAAATAGGCTATCATAGCTATCATATCTATCACAAGTCTCATAATTTATATCGTAGTATGCTTTTATTATAAAATTGAAAGTTCCATAACTTAGATAATATTCCATTTTTTGTAGCATTATTCGTAGTATCCGTTGTATAACCCGTTTCATTATTCTTCGTAATATCCTTTGTAAAACCCGTCTCAATATCCTGTGCAGAATCCTGAAATTTATTATATGTTTGGGCATAGGTACCTATGTAAGCTAAACGACCTTGGCTGAAATAATATGTATTTTCCATTTATAATATTGTAATATTATAATATCAAAAATAATAAACCTAATCAATTTTTATTAATATCCCCCACGAAGTCGTAAGACAAGATGAAGCGTACTCTCCTTCTGAATATTATAATCAGCCAAAGTACGTCCATCTTCTAACTGCTTTCCCGCAAAGATGAGACGCTGCTGATCTGGTGGGATCCCTTCTTTGTCCTGAATTTTAGATTTAATCATATCAATAGTATCTGACGCTTCCACCTCGAGTGTTATAGTTTTGCCTGTCAACGTTTTAACAAAGATCTGCATATTACTTTTAAAATTTATTCTTAATATATATTCACATATATTTTTTATATATAATTTCTATTGTAATTCCATCTGTTGTTCCTCTACTGCTGTAGCAATCTTATTATATAAGAACTCCTCCTTCTCTTGAGGAGTTATGTTATCAGGAAACCCGTAAATATCTAATTGGTTAAAACATGTATGCGCCTCAGGGAACCTCTCTACATTTATAAGCCAGCCATATTTATAAAATATTTTATAGTTTCCCGCTTTATTATAATAGTTAAAAGCAGTCCAAAATCGTAGCAACTTCTTAATAAACAAGAAGTGTGTCTCATCATTTACGCCATTACGAGGACGCATAATAATATTAGAGATGTATCCTTTCATTTCCATCTCTCGTGTTTCTCTTTCTTGAACCGTCATTATATCTGTAGGGTCATAGCCTTCGTCTTCTACAGACTTTGTACTAACCTCTATCTTAACCACAATCTTATTTACAAGTTCTTCTAAAATTTCGTAGGTCATAGGTTCAGTCGTAATTAAAATATTTAGTTGCTCTATTGACACCTCTTTTTTATAAAGAAACTTTCTAATCTCATTACTGAAGCCTCCAAACAACGAGATATACCTCTTTGACATATTCTTTGTCGACATTATTTTATCTTCATCTGTTGCGATAAAGTTCTTGGTGATTGCGTGGTTCGCTTGCTGCTGTAGAAACTTAAGAAAGTTATCCTTGGTTATACTTGCGCCGCTCTCTGTCGCTCCAGTTCCTGCTCTGCTAATTTTATAGGTATCATTAAATGACAGCATAACATTTTCTATACCATTTATATCGTCGGCGCTGGTAACCATATTTATAAAATAAATGGCGTTGTTAAAATCCTTTAAGTAAAAATATAGTTTATCATAGTAGTCCAAGTCCTTTGGCTGCTTTATAAAGCCCGCCAATATATACTCGGCAAACTGTTGTGGCAGCCCAATTTCGTCGTTATAGAATGGTATTGCAAGCAGTTTCCCTATAACATAATAGATATATTCGTAATCCCGCTCAGTCGTATAATCCATTATGAAATGCGAATAATTCTTCTTATACGCCGCCAGAACCTTTCTAAAGTTGTCGTTAGGGGCAAAGTTAGGATTTATATAATAGCGGTTCCCTAAATTGTCTTTGGGGCGAATAAAAGGGCGTGTTAGATGCTCTTCGTCGCAAAATAGTTCCTCAAACAGTTTTGTAAAAAACTCACGCCTTGGTCCACCAGCATCAATTGCGTCCTTAACAGTCTCCTCCAAATCGTCATCAATCTCATAAGTATATACTTTAAACATATTTATATTCTGTATAAAAATATTCCTCAGTTCCTCATCGTATATACGCCCGTTTATACTCTCGTACTCTATCAATATAGATGCTAATGCGCTGTCCTGATAATAATGTATCTTCAATTGCTCGTCCCCTGTTGGTTGAAAGACATGATTTATCGCATTCTTTAGAGCATCTAAGCAGATAACAGTCGGCTTATTGTATTGCTCGCATTTCTCAATCAACTTGTGTTTAAACCGCTTATATTTCTTGCCGTCATCAGTTGTCGTATCTTCGTATATCTCCTTAATCGCATTACAAACCTTCGTATTAATCAGAGATATATCTATGGTCTTGCTGATAGGATACTTTAATTGCTTGGCGATTGTTAAATACTTTTCGCTAACCTTTAAAACCTCCTTTATAAACTTAACACCTTTTGCCGTTATATTTAAAGGTCTAATATTGTAGTCATATGATAACGCCTGCTCTAATATTAAATTGTAATATTCGCTGTCCGTTGCGATTATTACACTTGGATTAATAGGGTCTCTATTTGGCTGCCTCGCCCACCGCAAGCAATCCATCACCGTATAGTATTTTTTAGGCTCATACCTTTCATTTCGTCGCTTTAACGCTACATTATTACTGTTTGGTTTAGCAACGCTATCACTCGCCCTTCTCTCAACAACAGGCACATAATAATTAGGAATCTTTATATAATTATTTTTAGTAACCATGCTAATGCCAAGCGATGCTAATTCTCGTTCGCTTAATAAAACATCTGCTGGTAATACACCTTTATCCGCTTTGATTAATAGGTGGCTTATTAGCAGTTTATTAGCAATTTCTACACCATTACGAACAATCCCATCTATTTGTTTCCTATTCGTAATCTTCTTCAACCTTAATCCTGTTCCAGCTATAATTGCGCTGGTAGCACTACTGCGTCTCTTGCTAATAACAGGAGCATAATAAGTAGCAATATTAATATAACTTTTCTTTGTAATTGCGGTCGCCTCGCCAATTCCAAACTTTGCCAAATCTTCCTTGCTAAATAAAACATAGAATGGTAAGGGAGCATCGCCTTTCCCAAAAGCATATATTAATTTTTTATTAACAATCTCGACTCCGACTGTAGGCTTCTTGATACCCACATTTTTCCATTTTAACCCCACAACAGCCTCCGCGCTCGCTCGATTTAATATATTCCTATCTTCTTTCATCTTCACATATTGCCTCTCCATATCTTTAATGTATTTCTCAAGTTGCTCCAAGGATTGCGGCGGCTTCCCTTCAGCGCTCAAAATACTCTTTATTGATTCCTTAAGTGCCCCTAAAATCGTATAGCCGCGCGAAGTCAGCATACGAGGTATTAGATTTGTATCATACTGATAACTTATACATAATAGGCGATTGTATATAGGCGAGTCTATTAAAATCTTTTTGAATGTTCGAGGGTTAATAATAGGTATCATAACCCAGTTCTTACATTCATCGTACGTAAAACCATTCATAGGGTTATTGTCGGTTATAACACGGTCTTCAGGATTACTATAAAAATATGGGTTAAAGTCAGGGTCGTCCAAGTCGTAAATAGCATTTGCTAATCCTTTGCCTATCAATAGCCCCATACCTTCAGGCAATCGCATATTATTAACTAAGTCGTTTGCGGCAAATAACATCTTGTAGTAGTTGTTGTGATAGTGAGTCTTTTCTGTAAAATATGCCGAGGTTATTTGCCGCACCTCTATCTCCCGCTTCTCTACATAAACGGGTGGTATAACATCTTCAACCATATAACGAAAATACAGTCTTAAGTTTTTATATTCTTTCAATCCTGCGAAAGTGTATCTATCAACATTCGCATACAACTCCATAAATATCTTGTCTATCAGTTCGGCATTCTTAAAAACTATTTTTCTATTACTGTATGTTATACAGGCTATCTCAGCATCTGGTGGAACCTTAAATTGTGGGTCTAAAAGTTGGACAAAGATATTGACAATAATGTTGTGAATAACGCCTTCAGCCGTGTCTAAGTTATACTTCTTTAATAGTTCTTCAACACCTGACAGACTACGATTGCTCCTATTCATGTAAGAACTAACAGGGACTGTTAAGCGAGCCTTAGCACCTACCGTAGCGTTTGTCAAGATATTCTTTATTAAAACATTATCTGCCGCCATTACCTTATCATGTAAATCAACAAGAAACTCTCTGAATGACGCAAAAATCCTTCTATCAGCATCCTTTTTAGGTAGCTGAGCCTTTTTATATAGATATTCTGCTATCTTATCTTTCTCTTCTTTCTTCTCTAAAGCCATATCCCTTAACATTTTGCGCTCTGCCGAGTTTAAACTTTTATATGCTTCTGAAGCGGTGTCCGTTGTTGATACGCCGTGTGAATTATTTGGTCGCATAACTTGCTCTCGTGCTGCTCGGCGTCTCGGTGTTATAGGTGATGCTACATTTAACCTCCTATCAAAAGATTCTGTATTATGTGTTAAAAACAATTGATCATTTTGCCTTATGAATTCTAAGCGGAACAAAACATTTTTAATAGTATTATTAGCATTTCTATACAAGGTCTTATCATATTTATTCTCAGGGATTGTATCTAAAATAGGTGGAGTAGGCATTCCATATTGTAGTGCAGTATATATTAATTCTACATACACGGGACCAGCAATAGGTATTCTATAGTTTGTTCGTGGATTAATAGTATGATTATTTGCCCATTTTGTACATTCCTCTGGTGTGAAAGGAACTGACATATATTCGATAGTATCAGATATTTTGTCATTCAACGTATATAATCTTAAAGGGACGCGCTGATACTCTTTAATATGTTCTACTATTTTTGGCCTCAGGTCAGTATTATAAAAACACTTACGCTTAATCTTATTAAAAAAAGAACGAGGATTTTTTAAAGATTCTTCTGTTAAAATATCCTTTCTATATTTTCCAGCAACATAGTCATTCACAAATGGGGAAATACTTGGGTCTTTTATCCATAATAAACAGTGTTCATCATTTAATCTTATTGGCATAATTAGATAGAATATTCTAATATATGTATATAAATATATTGATAAAAAAAAAAATATAAAAGCATTCTAATTATAATTTACCAGTATAACCTAAACTCTTAATATTTGAAGATACTTCACTCGGATTCCATGATATGTAAAGCATATTATTATTAGGTTCAGGCAATATTTGAACATATAATCCATTCTTTCTCAAAGCATCCACTATATATTTTATACAATCTTCGATTTTATATAAGGGTTTTCCATATATATAATAGGGAATTTCATAGAATATATTCATACCACCTATTGTCGCTGTCTGCTTTATTTTTTTATGACATATCTCTATTATTTTGTCAAATGTTACATATTTAGCGTGTTCTTTTTTTTCCTTCAAGTTATATAAATCACTCAATAATATTCTCGGAGGCATATTATTACATAAATAATATAATTTTTATTGTCTTTATAACTTACCTCTATACTTCTACTTTATATTATCTCCTAACGTAATTCCATTCCTGTTACTTCAACAGCTATTTTAAATTTATCATATAAGAACTTATCTTTCTCTTGAGGTGTTGTGTTATCAGGAAATCCATAAACATCTATAGCATTAAAACATGTGTGTGCTACAGGTAATAACCTAACATTTATACCTTGTCCATATTTATAAATTATATTATAATGTGCTTTTCTATTAAAATAATTAAAAGCCGTCCAATATTGTAATAATTTTTTAATAAAATCTAAGTGATCTTTAACGGACACACCATTTCTTCTTATCATAATCATATTCGATATATGCGTCTTCATTTCAATCTCTCTATTTATCTTATCAGTAGAGTCTATTATAACCCTATTATATTGATCATCAACTTCAGGTATCTCAACTTCTATTTTATCTACAAGTTCCTGTAAAATTGCCTCTGTAAGTTGCTCATTTGTAATTAAACTACTTAGTTGTTCTATAGAAATCTTCTTTTTATATAGGAATTTTCTAATTTCATTACTAAAACCCGCAAACAACGAATCATATCTCCTTTTCATGTTTTTATTCGAATTAATCTTATCGTCATCTTTTGAAATATAGTTCTTAGTAACTGCGTGTTTTGCTTGCTGTAGAAGAAACTTAATACAGTTAGCCTTGGTTATATTTGCTCCATCTGAACCTCCTGCTCTGCTAATATTATAGGTATCATTAAAAGACATCATAACATCTTCTATGCTATGTACATCACGATTGCTAATCATATTTATATAATAGACAGCGTTGTTAAATTCACACAAGTAAAAATATAATAAATCATAGTAATTAAATTCACTCGGTTGATATATAAGTCCTGCTAATATATATGATGAAAATTGCTTTGGTAATCCTATCTCTTCATTATAAACAGAAAGACATAGCAGTTTACCAACCACATAATATATATATTCGTAATCTCTCTCTGTTTTAAATTCAGGAATAGATGAGTTCTTTTTTCTACATACGGCTATAACCTTTAAAAAGTTTATGCTCGGTTCAAAATTAGGATTTATATAGTATTTATTCCCAATTATATCTACTGGACAGGCAAAAAGTCGTGTTGGATGTTCGTTATCGCAAAATAGTTCCTCAAATAATTTTGTGAAAAACTCACGCTTAGGACCACCAGCGTCAATAGCGTCCTTTTTGATTTCATTCAGGTTCTCATCAATTTCATATATAGATACATAAAACTTATTAAAATCATATATAAATATATCCCGAAACTCCTCCTTATATATTTTGTCTTTCATCCTATCATAAAAATTTAATAGAGAAGCTAAAGCAGACTCTTCATAATATGCGAGCTTATATTCCGCACGACCATCTTCAGGATAAAAGTAATCTTCTATAGCATTTCTAATATCTGTTATACACATAACGGGATCTTTATTAAACTGTTGGCATTTACCAATCATCAAATCTTTAAACATCTTGTATTTTTTGCCTTCATCTGTCGTTTCATCATCATATATATTATTAATCGCATTACAAACAACACTATTAATATCGGTGATATCTTTGCCTCTGCTAACAGATTGCTTTTTTTTATCAACAATAGTTAAATGCTCATTTTTAAATTTTAATATTCTTTTCATAAACTTTTTCCCATTCGCTGTAATATTTATAGGTGTTATATTATAGTCATATAGTAATGCTTGTTCAAATATTCGGTTATATTCTTTGCTATCTGTAAGTATAATTTGCTGATTCTTAGGGTCTTTATTTGGTTTCCGTGCCCATCGCAAGCAATCCACTACAGTATAGTATTTATGGGCTACATACGTAGGGTCTCTATTTATAATAACTGCGTTATTAGTTGGTTTAATCTTAATATCACTTTCACTTTTTTCAAATACCGGCTTATAGTAATAAGCAAGTTTAATATAACTATTCTTCGCAATCTCTGTAGTTATACCAAAAGTCGCTAAATATGTTTTGCTAAATGAAACAGAAGGAGGTAAGTCACCTTGAAGACTTTTTAATATTAGGATTGCTTTTTTCATACCCTTATTATTAATTTCTACACCCTCTTTTTCAATTCCTTCGCCTTCCTTCAAATCTACAACCTTTTTCCATATTGAACCTACTTTGCTTCCGCTACGTCTTCCAGAAATATCTGGCACATAATAGGCTGCTATCTCAATATAACTATTCTTTGCTACTGTAGTGATACCAGTTGTCGCCAATTCATGTTCTGTTAAAAGAATATAGAATGGCGGTTGTCTGTCAGCAACAATCCCTTTCGATTTTAATACATCATTCAGTCCATTTAATTGCGCACCTTCTTTTGGTTTCTTGGTTCCAGCATTCTTCCATTTTAAACCAATCTTGTAAACAAGTTTTTTTTCTTTCTTACCTTGTTTCTTTTTTAAATGTCTTTCACCATTAATAACAAAATTCTCTAATTCCTCTCTTGATTGCGCAATTGCCTCTTCTTTAAACAATATATCATCAATTACATGATTTAAAGCTCGTATAATATTATAACCTCGTGATGTAATCATGCGTGGTATTAGATTGGTATCATATTGATAACTTGTAAGTAATAGAGTATTATAGATTGGTGAATCAATCAAAATCTCTTTAAATGTTCGCGGATTTAAAATAGGAAGGATTACCCAATTTTTACATTCTTCATAAGTAAAACCACGAACCTTTGTATCTGTAATTATAGTTTGGATATCAGGATTATTTGCTGGATAATATTCTAAATAAAAAGATAATTTTAATTCTACAATCTTCTTCGTTAATTCTTTACCCAACAATAATCCTCTCCCTAATGGCAATCGTTTATTTTTGGGTTTATTATAACTATCACCTCTGGTATATAATATTTTATAATAAAAATTTTGAAAAGAATGTCCTGATAAAATCATCTCTCTATTATCTATTGCTCTCTTTGATACAAAATTTTTACCTATTGTATCATCTGTAAGATCAATAAAATACTTATAAACTTTCTTACCTAATACAGATATATATAGTCTAATAAAACTATATAACTCTTCTAATATCATATCATATAAGTCGCATTCATAAAAAGTCTTCAAATGTGTTAATTTATTAGTATATGAAAGAACACCTATTTCTAATTCATTAGGAAGTTCTTCTGTTGAAGGGTCTATAAGTTGTACATACATATTATTAATAAAATTACGAATTATCCCTTCAATAGTATCATAATTATTCTCTTTTAAAACTCTATTTATATAACTGTTATTATAACCTTTTCCGTCAAAATATTTTCTAATAGCATCTGTTAACACCTTTTTATCGTTATCATCGCTGGCATTTCTTATAATAGTTTTTACCAAATCTTGTTTCATAACAGCTTTTTGAAGGTCTAAAAGAACCATTCTGAATACTGTAAAAATTTCCTTTTTGGTATTATCAATCTCTTCACCTTTTGCGCTACTTGCTCCGCTTGCGCTGCTTGCGTTGCTTATTTTGTCCTTCTTTTTAGCAAGCCCCTTATTATACTGATGGATCCCTATTGACTTTTCTTCTTCCTTATTTTCTAATATAATATCTCTCAATTGTCTTCTTTCAGCAGAGTTCAAACTTTTAGAAGTTGACGAAGATACATCGAATGGATTAATTGCTATGTTGGCAACTGCGTTAGCGGTTTTGGCAGCAGCTTTGCGTCTTGGTGTTGTTGGTGATGCTATTTTTAATTTTTCATCGAAAGACCCTACATTATGATTTAAAAATATATTATCTGTCTCTTTCATAAACTCTAAGCGATTTTTAATATTTATAATAAGTTTATTCATATTTCGATATCCAGCTATTTGTAAATTATTATCAAATTTATCAGCAAGTGTAGGAGGTTCACTATCTAATTCTGAAGGTGTAGGTAATCCATATTGAAGAGATATATATATTAATTCAATATATATACGGTCACCTACTCTTATTTTATCATATACCTTCTCGCTTCCTGTAGCAGCTGTTGTAGTTTCAGTCGGTCGTGGATTTTCTAAATGATTCTTAAGCCATCGCTCGCATTCCTTTCGTGTAAAAGGAGGCGTTATATATTCTATGTTTGACAAACTTGCAAGTTTATCATTTAGTGTATATAATCGCAGAGTTCCGTCTTTCTGATATTCTTTGATTTTATCTACTATTTGTTGTCTTATTGCTGAATTATGAAAACATTTGCGCTTAACCTTATTTAAGAAAGATTTGGGGTTTTTAATGTTTGCTTCACTTAAAATATTCTTTCTTCTTTTGTGTTGTATATAGTCATTCTCGAATGGTGAAACACTCGGATCTTTTATCCATAATAAACACTGTTCATCATTTAATCTTATTGGCATTTATAAATTAAAGATTGAATTTAATATTCTAATATATGTATATATTTTGATATTATAAAAATAAGATTATCATTCAGTTATACTCACTCGATTATACATATAATGGTTTTTCTAAGTTATTACCTTATAATTCCTTAATCTTGTTATATTCCATGTCATCCACAGTAACCATATTATATTTTGTTATCTTATTAACCGGAGTTGTAACAGCAACTTCTGTATTGAATCCTTTGTTATGTAATGAGGTTATCATATCATCGTTAATCGCATAATTGTAATACTTGACATCAGCCATTTTCAAAGAATTTCCTGTAGTCACTCTATTATAAGGGTTTATGGTATCTCTTATATTTTCTTTGCCAATAAACGGGTTAATATAAAATGGCGAACTATTATTTTTAAAGGTCGCTGAATATATATTATTTACATATTTTGTCTCAACCTTTTTATCTAATAATTTGACACCATTAATGTACATTTTACATGACGCGCGATTTAATGACAATACATTATTACTATCAGCGACCTCTTTCATAACTATAGTAACCATAAACCATTTATTGTTGAACTCGATATCATAAATACCTAAGATATTTTTATTTCTTTTATTCCAGTCTGAAGCAGATTGTATATATGAGCAATTTTTATAGGAAGAACCATTCTGATAAGAATCGCTATTATATATGTTATTATATTCTACGGCAATTTTGCGCCCGTCTCCGCTTAATCTTACAAGCGGATTTTTAGTTATTATTATAGGGTTGTTAGCGACTGTGGCATTAGCACAATTATAATTAGCCATATTATTATAATAAAGATTTTTCTCTCCTTTTAAGAACAATACAACGTCTTTCTTATTACTATCCCGCATCTTTGTTAACACTTCTTGATCGATATTTAACCAGAAGTTATAAGAATATTCTGCGCCTCCTTCTTGCTTGGTAGAAGGTCGAATATCTTTAAAACTTAATTCTGATTTATCCGAAGTATTATATTTAACTTCGCTATTACTAAAGTCATAGATTCCGTTTAGAATAACAACCTCTTTGCGTATATCATTCTCACCTTGAAACATATTTTGAAGTTCAATCAAATATATATTATATCCAATATATCCCATTAATAACAATATAATTAAGGATATAATAACTTGAACTAAAGGGTAATTTTCTAACATTATAATTATTATATCTTATCTATTTTAAATATGGAAATTAAAAAAAATAATTATTGAATATTAAAAGTTACGAAGTTACGAAGTTACGAAGTTACGAAGTTACGAAGTTACGAAGTAAAGGAGTTAAGGGATCGATGATTTAATAGATATTATTTAATTTATATACGGGGTTTCTTAGTCCGTAACTAACAATTCCCATGCTTGTTAATAATCCGTTAAGCGGTCCTTTGCTATATTCTTTATAAATATCATTCTTATTTAAGTCATAGTTATAGAATGAGAACTTTGAAAGTAATCCTGAGAATCCAGTAGCATTAACAGTAGTATTTGAAATATTACCACCGACAAATAAACTACCCAGCTTATTTTCAAAATCGAGCTCATGAATTGCCATTTTCCTCTCTCTTGCTTTTTCTACATCCGCTAATTCACCGTCAATATACGTATATACTATTCCTCCATTAAAATCAGATACAACAATTACAATATGAACCCATCGTTGTATAGGAACATATTGTATTGTTACACCACAGCGTTTGCCATCATATGTAAGGAGACTATTTATGTCCGTCATATCGTTTAATGTATCTTCAGGTGTTATCTCTTTTGGCTCCTTCTTGGGAGCAAAGCGAACATGTATGCTGTTCGTTTGTTTATCTAAGAATATATAAGGACTTGAATTATTAATATGTCCGGCATTTTGCCCCATATGCGCAATATGTCTGTATTTGCCTATGTATTTATTAATGTCATTTATATATATCCAGAAACCATATGAGCGTTTAATACCATTTGAGTTGGGTAAAGCCTTTGTAATTTTAAACTCTGATAGTTCATTACAAATTATAGGGACTTCCGTACCTTCGACTTCTATTTTTTGCTGAAAAAGGATATTGTCGGTTATGATATAATATAGAATATATCCTACAATTACTGTAACTAAGAACACTATAATTATTAAATAAAATACACTTTCATTACCACTTGCCATGTTCGCAAAGTTTGCCTTAACATTATTAATAGATGCCAAGGTGTTGTCAGCAAGTGAAGCGCCTTGAGGAGTTGCTACAACAGGAGCTATAGGAGCTACAGGAGCTGCTGAAAGAGCAGCTGGAGCGGCATTTGCTAATGGTGGTGCAGTTGCGAGAGGATTATTTGTTGCTCCCATGGCGTTTGTTATAGATGATAATATACCAGGGTCATTATTAGCTTGAGGTACCTTCGGGGCTTCCATTTATTTTATTTAATTATCTAATTAAAGGAAATAAATTTTCTATTACATAAACTAATATGATAATTTGAAATTTGATATAAAGGGAGGCTTTTAATATTATAGTTATTCTTGATATTCTTTTTCTGTAGCGATAGATAGCTTAGCATCTTGGTAAAGTTGCCGATATTTGACGTCGATGAAGCATTCTTCTTATACTTTAAAATAGACAGGTAGTACACTTTTGATGCGAATAACTCTACGCAAAACTCAATATTGTCCTTGAACATATAATAATCATATAAACACATTATATACATAAAACTTTTGTAATATTCATTATATTTATTTAGCGATAGATTGCGATTATTTAAATTAATTATAAGATTCTCATGAAACTTTAATGGTATCATCCATGGATCTTTAATAATTATCCTTTTTGTTTGTTGGCGGTCAAAATCATTACTATATAGTATATTAATATCGCTCGAATTCTCTACACAATCCCTATATAAATGGTCATTATTAAGATTGTTTATATCTCTAAATAGTTTATTTAAATTACCATTAGAATTTAAGCAACATTTACTAATATTATTAGCGTCATTCGAGTCCTCCTTAAGTAATAACTCAGTTATCTCGTCATTATTTGGCGTAGATAATAGATACATATTACATAGCTTTTTAATATCCCCAATCTTCTTTATAATATCATTATTTGATATACAGATTATAGGTATATTCTTTAATTTATTTTCCAATAAGATTTTTAACAAAGTTATGTTAATAGTTTTGTCCGATATAAACAGCGAATCAAAGTTGTCTATAATAATTACTTTCTTTTGAAAATTATTAGTTAGTATTTGGATAAATGAAGATGATGTGGATTTATGTATAATATCCTTTAAAAATTGCGAATTATAGCAGTTGTTATTATCTATAGATACTATCTCGTAATTTAAATAATTGCTTATACTATTTATAGAATACGTTTTACCGATACTTGTGGGTCCAGCGACAATTATACAGCTTTGCGCAGATATTTTAGCGTCATAATTGAAATGTCGCAACCACAACAATATATCACAATATATATTATGATTACCACATAATCCCTTCATAAATACCCTATCATTATCAGTTAACTCTTTGCTTATATTTCTAACATCACTCGATACTATAATATTAGCTATTAAATCATTAACTATCTTCGGAGTTCCCGGAGTTCTCGGGGCTTTCGGTTCTTTAGGAGTTCTCGGGGCTTTTGGTTCTTTAGGAGCTCTCGGGGCTTTAGGTTCTTTAGTTTCTTTAGGTTCTTTAGGTTCTTTAGGTTCTTTAGGTTCTTTAGGAGCTTTAGGTTCTTTAGGTTCTTTAGGTTCTTTAGGTTCTTTAGGTTCTTTAGGTTCTTTAGGTTCTTTAGGGGTTCGTGGGACTCTCATGGCTTTTGGTTCTTTAAAAGATTGCTGAAAGAGCATTTGTTTAATAAATATAAATTAAGCATATATCATTTCAATAATTAATATTAATAAATATGATAATATAGCAATAAATGGAACAAATAAAATTAGCGGTAAAATCGTATTTGCGTCGCTATTATCATTTATATTATTTGAATTAATTCCAAAACATTTTATGTTTCCATCTTTATCAAAGAATAGATTAGGTTGAATGGCAAATAAAACAGCAAGAAATATTATATATATTAAAAGAGTTATAATTTTTCTTGAAAGCATTCTTTATCTATTATTTTAATAAGGAAAGAAAAAAATGAATTCGTCATATATCTTGATATCTTTGATACTCATATTAATTATCGTTGTTGTCATAATAATTAAATATATCGACGCAGGGGGGAGCGTTAAAGAGTGCTTTGTTAATATTCCTGTAACAATTTCAGAAAACATTCTAAATGTAGCAGATGCCAATAAAGTGTTGGCTGGTGAGCATATAGTTGTTGATGGCAAAAATTTAGCAGATATAGTTGATAATATAAAGAAAACAAACAGGCTTAATCGTGATACTCTAAAGAGCGGTATAGACATCGAAATATATAATGCTCTACGATACAGGCCAAACCTTCAATTAATAATAGATCCCTATATAAATTATTACATACTAAATAATACCGCTCCCATAGGTAATTACAGAGAAGGCATATTTGTATGCCTTAGCCATAAAGTATTACGAGAGGAAGACTGTATTTGGGATATTAAAGGCAAGGTAATTGCGTATTTATTTATGAGCGATTATCTATTTATACAGGCATTAATCAAGGGATATAACCTTGATATAAATGACATATATTTAAAGAAGATTACCTATATAGATTTTGAAAATACTAATAAAATATTTGATTATTTATTCACATACATGGTGATTGATAGCGAGTATATGAATTTTATTTGCGGTCAGCGATATTACATAAATGGTATAAAAGATGTAGACATTAATCGAATTAAAGCATATTATCCTTTCATCAAAGAAAACTATAATACCGTGAAGTATTACTATAGTAATAGCAAAAAGGCAAATATTGATACGTCTGAATCAGAAAATAAAGATGACAGTAACAATAATGACATATATGTAAGTTCGGTAAAAAGTTTACTTCCTATTATGAGTTTCAATATAATAAGTACTGTAGAAAACTTTATAACTCGATTAGAGATGCCCGGTGATTACTTAGAAGCCGTCAAAGAAGATTATTATACAAGCGACAAAAAGGTTGTAAATAATATGGGAGGCAAAGGCAGCGGTGGCGGTTATTACGGTTGCTATGGAAATGGTGAGATAAAAAATAAGTTTGAGTGTGATTCGTATTATAATATTGATGGAACACCAAAACCCTATTATAGTTTATGGGATAAACGATGTGCTGTTAATGAAGACTGTCCATATTATAAAGCGAATACTAATTATCCGAATAATAGAGGTGGTTGTATTAATGGGGGTTTTTGCGAATTTCCTGTTGGTGTTAAAAGGTTGGGTTTTACTAAATATACGGATACTGACTTAAATACGCCTTTGTGTTATAATTGTAATGATCCACAAGATAAAGGGAAACCTCCTAAAAAACCTGATTATGTATTTGAAAATGATTTTGAAGAAAGAGAAAAATATAAATTAAATACAATAATTTCCTTATTAGATTATAGAGGCTTATAAGAGAATAGGATGAGTAGTAATATAGATATTGTTATTACTATAATTAAAGTTGTATCTATCCTTATGATAATAATAATATTTAATATTATTGTATATCAGTATTTATTGATAGATACAACGGCAGCGAATGTGAATGTTTCAACAACTATTGAAAAATTCAATCAAGACACCGATGTTATAGATTATAATAATCAATTCAGATACAAACCATTCAATACTCGAATCATGTATGAAAATACCGGCGAATATCCTTGGAATCGGCATTTAATCAATTCAAGTATCCCGTATGATGTTAATATAAAGAAGGAGGCTGTTAATGTATATTACTATGAGTTTGATAATAACACATTTAATAGTAAATTAAAGCAGATTTTTAGAAGTAATTGTGAAGAACTCATTATAGCGGTTGAAGGGAGTGATTGGAAAGACTGGCAATACCCTAAAACATTAAGAGATGAGCGTGAAAAAAACAAGCTGAAATCTTATTATGATAATATATATAACTTTGTTGCTGAAAAATTACAAGGTAAAATTATGGATTTACCGAGTGAAGATACAAAACAGAAAATACAGATTGTCCATGATGTCATGTTAAGATATAGAACTCATAATAAATACTCGAGCTACTATATGTTTGATATTGATATGATATTATATCGAGCAGGAAAGTTTCAAGGAAAACACATCAAGCTCGTCGCTATAACCGATGGAGAGACTGTAAATATTATTCTTGCGAGAATAATTGGTGTTGTATCTGAGGATAATATTGTTATATACCCTTATTCATCATATGATAAATTAAATACAACCAATTACCAACAATTTATTCCTTTAAAATATGGATCAATAGAGAGTGATACTAAAAATAGCCGTGAAAATACCTTTAATGTTAGCGATAAATATATGAATAGTGAAATAGAAAATATAATGTATAAGAAGCTATTAGAAGAAAATATTCCAGAAGATGTTGATATTAGTAATAACAATTTTACCCCTAAATCTGAAGAATTAGTTAAAAAAGATAGATGTCTATTATAATCAAAAAAATCGAAAACTTATATAAATATATGGTAATATATATACTTATAAAATGACAAAATCCGAAACTACATACACAACATCTGCTACTCCTGCTACCCCCAGAGGATCTGCTATTGTTAAATCAAATACTCTTCGAGAAATCCCATATGGATACCCTCAATTTCATCAGCAATATTCACAGTATCCGGTGTATCATTACCCTAATTATTATGAACAACAATATGTCCCTCAAGCACAACAATATGTCCCTCAAGCACAGCAATATGTTCCTCCAGTACAGCAATATGTTCCTCCAGTACAGCAATATGTTCCTCCTGTACAGCAATATGTCCCTCAAGCACAGCAATATGTTCCTCCAGTACAGCAATATGTTCCTCAAGCACAACAATATGTACCTCAAGCACAGCAATATGTCCCTCCTGCACAACAATATGTACCTCAAGCACAACAATATGTACCTCAAGCACAACAATATGTACCTCAAGCACAGCAGTATGTGCCTGAGCAATATCAAGAATCACAAGTGCCACAATATCAGTATCCTCAGTATCAGCAATATCCTCTATATTATAATGATGGTTATTACTGTGAAATTCAATATGTTTCACCGCTTATTGTATCAAAGTCTGATAGTTCACATGCTTCTTCAAAATCATCGCCAGTATCGCAGCTATCGCAGCTATCGCAGCTATCGCAACTTGCTACTTCGCAACCTCCACAAACTTCCCAAGATACTCAGACACTCGAAGTATCTATGTAATTAAGTAATTAATTTTAATTTTTTATAACTTCTTTAGAACATTATTATAGAAGTATTCAACTAATGTTTCCCAGCGATAATGTTTTAGAATGTTTTCACGTCCTTTTGTTCCATGTTTATTTGCCAATTCAGGGTTGCTAAAATATTTCCAGAATGCCTCTGCGAAATCGTGTGGGTCTGTTATTTCTGCTTTACCCCCTATGCCTGTTCCTTTATTATCTAAATATTGATATATAGTTGATCTTATGGGTGTTGAATTATTGTCTGTTAAATACTCTCGGATACCTCCAACAAACGCTGATACTTGAGGTTTTCCTAATGCTAAACATTCAAATACTGTCAATTCAAATCCCCCTCCATTACAGTTATTACACCCGACATCGCAACAATTATATAGGATATTTATCTCTTTGTCAGATAATTGCTGAGGATTAGCTACTTCTATTATAGTATTTTTAACATAATCTAAAGGAACATTTCTAAACTTAACTTCATTCTCTAATACATCATTTAAATCCCAATAAGCATCTATGCTGGTTCCTATAATTAATTTAATAGGCCTTCTCGTATTTTTATTTGTAGTAATATTCGTTTTTTTATTTAATACATTAACAGCATAATGTCTTTCTACAAATTCAACCCACGCAATAATAGTATGATCCCAACATTTACGAGGCTGATTCCTATTAAGATTTAAAACCATAAAGGCATCATCCTCATAATTAAAGAAGGTTCTCGCAATATTTGTCGGAATCGGGTAATATACATTTGTGTCAAATCCATGTGGAAAACTATACATAGGCATAGTAGATCTGATTCCTAACTTCTTCGCAATCTCCATCCAATATGGTGTGAAAGCAATTATACCATCTACATATGTATTTAGCAAATTAATGTAATCCTTCTTTTGATAAGGATATACTTGATCCATGTAAGAGATTAATTTGAATTTATCTTTGTGTGTTCCGCAATCATTCATGATATTACCAATCAACGCAGAGGTTACAACATTATCATTAAATATAATAATAGTATCTTGTGGATTTTCTTTAATGTATTTACTAATCTCTAATTCACCGAACCCATTACGACGTGGATTCTCGGTTTCCATAGCATCATGTATTTTAACGCTTGCTGGTATATCATTACGAATAGCATAACTATCCGCACATTTAATATTTTGAAACCCATAGATAGTTAATTCGATATCATCATAAATACCAAGATATTTTGAAATATAATATACAACCTTTGAATATCCGTTGCTGGCACCAATAGGATATGTTCCGCACAACATTATTCTTTTTTTACCATTCTTCGAAGGATACCACCAATCATTATTAGTGATAGGAACCGAAGTTGACTTCGTTAACGAAGACGCTGAAGTAGCAGAAACAACAGATAGATCATCGCTTTTCTTATTATCCGCAATTGTTTCTTCGCCGACATCTATTGATTTTGAAAATAAATTAGATAATTTTATGGACATTTTTATAATATATATTATAAATATTATGTAAATCTTATATAAACCTTTTTTATAAAACCTTTAATAATCGCAGTTTTTATAAATTTATGAGACACATATTTATTATATAAATTATATTTTTTAAAAGTAGTATTAAAGAATAACTTAATATTGATGACATCCATATTAAATGTTGGTTATGGAACTACAAACCCAAAAAAGTTAATTCATTTAGTACAAAATAATGTCGCATTAAGATTACAAGATATTCGAACAACAGGTGATAGGACAGCAGGTGTTGAGTTTATGAATGGGAATAGCGATGTCTTCTCTTCAAATAACTTTGGAACTGACTGGCGTATAATAAACTCAAATGCATTATTTTGTATTCAGAGCGGAGCAAGTAATATTATAAATAATGTTATGAACTTTACTAACTTAGGGAATGTAGGAATAGGCACTACGCAACCACGGTCAAGATTAGATGTTGTCGGTAATATGACAATAACTGGGGATATAATCCCAAGTAGTAATAGTATTTATAATTTAGGATCGTCTTCTAATAAATGGAAGGACTTGTATTTATCAGGCAACAGTATCTTTTTAAATAACACTATATTATCAAGTGATGGCAATAGTAATCTTAGTATCAAGGATACTTCCGGTGGTTTTAAAAATATTAATATAAATACTTTACAGTTAAATGATGGTGGAAAACAAATAGTTTTAGGACTTGATACGTCAGGAAGGCTCACTTATACAAATTCTTCAAATATAACATCATATGCTATAACAACAACCAATATCGCTTCGGCAAATCTGGATTCTTCTATTTTAGCTGTAGATAAAGGAGGTACAGGTGTTGGTACATTTGCTTCAGGAGAACTATTAATAGGGAATAGGACTTCTAATGTTTATCAGAATGCGAACTTAAAATGGGATAATTCGAATAACAGATTAGGTATTGGGACAAGTGCCCCATCATCAAAACTTGAAGTATATGGAGGAGATATAACTTTGAGAACAGATTGGATAAGTGGAGCAACTATGAATATATTAGGATTTAATAGTGCTAAAAGATATGAATTCTCATATAATGATGGAACAGCTCTTTATGACAATAATAAAATAAGATTTTTTACAGGTTCTCCTCATCAAGAAAGGATGGTTGTTGCTAATAATGGTAATATTGGTATTGGAACAAATAACCCGCAAGCATTATTAGATGTTGTATATTCACCACCATCTGTAGCAAATACAGATATGCTTAATATTAGAGTTGATGGTAATTGGGGTTTAAAACTACAACAAAGTTTTACAACTGGAGGAAATATTCAATACAATATGATACATAGATATAATGGAGCTGATTATAATTCTTTAACATTTAAAGGTGCTAATATAGGTATAGGTACAACCAATCCTTCAAAAAGATTACATATTGTTAGCACAACAAATAACTTAGTAAGAATTGAAACGGATACCAATTTACCATCTCAAGTTTCAGGGATAGAGTTTGGTATTCCAGCATATTCTTCTGATACACGAAGTAAAATAACATCAACAACTTATTCTGGAGACGCAAGTGATTTACAATTTTATACTTCGTCATCAACATCATCTTCTACATCACGTATGATGATAACATCGAGTGGAAACGTAGGCATAGGAACATTAACAAACTTAACAAATAGATTGAATGTAAATGGAACAGTAAGAGCTACATTATTTTCTGGAACAGGCAGTAATTTAATTGACATCCCAATATCAGGTATTACGGATTTACAAATAACTTTAGATACTAACGCAACAAATGCGAGCAACTACATTCTAACTACAAGCAACCAGATATCTAAAAGAATTACTGATTTAACAACTGACATGATAACTGAGAATATAACAGCAGCTAATAAGTTTATAGTTAATAATAGATATAATAATAATTTAGAACTTAATGGAACTTTAACAATCAATTCTAATTTAATAGTTTTAGGAGATACCACGCAACTTGATACAATAGCATATACTACTGAAAGATTAGAAGTTGTTAATGCTAATAATACCACAACGGCTTTCATGGTCAAACAAAATACGAATGATAGTGATATCTTTGTCGCTTCAAATATGAACTCAGCTGTCTTTAAGATTGCTAATAATGGAGATGTACATATTAATGGCGATGGTATTTACAAAAGAAATAATAGAGATATGTTTTTGGATACAAGCAACTATATTCTAACCACAAGCAACAACTTAATAAACAAGGCTAATGCTAATGATAGCAACGCAAGTAATTATATATTAACCACAAGCAATAACCTAATAAACAAGGCTAATGAGAATGACAGTAATGCGAGCAACTACATTCTAACCACAAGCAACAACTTAATAAACAAGGCTAATGAGAATGACAGTAATGCGAGCAATTACATTCTAACTACAAGTAATAATTTGATAAATAAAGCTAATGAGAATGACAGTAATGCGAGCAACTATATTCTAACTACAAGTAATAACTTGATAAATAAAGCTAATGCTAATGATAGCAACGCAAGTAATTACATTCTAACTACAAGTAATAACTTGATAAACAAAGCAAATGCGAATGACAGTAATGCGAGCAACTACATTCTAACTACAAGTAATAACTTAATAAACAAAGCAAATGCTAATGATAGCAACGCAAGTAATTACATATTAACTACAAGTAATAACTTAATAAACAAAGCGAATGCTAATGATAGCAACGCAAGTAATTACATTCTAACAACAAGCAATAACTTAATAAACAAAGCTAATGCTAATGACAGTAATGCGAGCAACTATATATTAACCACAAGCAACCTGATATCTAAAAGAATTACTGATTTAACAACTGATATGATAACTGAGAATATAACAGCAGCAAATAAGTTTATAGTAAATAACCTCTATAATGATGATTTAGAAGTTAATGGAACTTTAACTATTAATTCTAATTTAATAGTCTTAGGTGATACAACACAACTTGATACAATTGTATATACTACTGAAAGGTTAGAAGTTGTTAACACAAATAATACTACAACGGCTTTCATGGTTAAACAAAATACAAATAATCGAGATATCTTTGTTGCTTCAAATATGAGCTCAGCAGTCTTTAAGATTGCTAATAATGGAGATGTACATATTAATGGTGATGTAGGAATAGGTACAACACAGCCCCGATCAAAATTAGATGTTCTTGGTAATATGACAATAAGCGGGGATGTAATTCCTGGTAGTAATAGTATATATAATTTAGGATCACCAACAAGGAAATGGAAGGATTTGTATTTATCAGGAAACAGTATCTTTTTAAATAATACTGTATTATCGAGTGATGACGGAGCAGATTTAAGTGTCAAAGATACTTCGGGATCTTTGAAAAGTATGAATATAAATACTATACAGGTTAGCGGCGATGTTCATATTTTAGGAGAAGGTTATTATAAGAAAAATAATAGAGATGTTATATTGGATACAAGTAATTACATTCTAACAACAAGCAATAACCTGATAAACAAGGCAAATGCTAATGATAGCAACGCAAGCAATTACATATTAACCACAAGTAATAATTTGATAAACAAGGTTAAAGAGAATGATAGTAACGCAAGTAATTACATATTAACTACAAGTAATAATCTAATTAACAAAGCGAATGCTAATGATAGTAACGCAAGTAATTACATATTAACTACAAGTAATAACTTGATAAACAAAGCGAATGCTAATGATAGTAATGCGAGCAACTATATTTTAACTACAAGTAATAATCTAATTAACAAAGCGAATGCTAATGATAGTAATGCGAGCAACTATATTTTAACTACAAGTAATAATCTAATAAATAAAGCGAATGCTAATGATAGCAACGCAAGCAACTATATATTAATCACAAGTAATAATCTAATAAATAAAGCGAATGCTAATGATAGCAACGCAAGCAACTACATACTAACTACAAGCAATAACTTGATAAACAAGGTTAAAGAGAATGACAGCAACGCAAGCAACTATATACTAACTACAAGCAATAACTTGATAAACAAAGCAAATGCTAATGATAGTAATGCGAGCAACTATATACTAACTACAAGCAATAACTTGATAAACAAAGCGAATGCTAATGATAGTAATGCGAGCAACTACATACTAACTACAAGCAACCTGATATCTAAAAGAATTACTGATTTAACAACTGACATGATAACAGAGAATATAACAGCAGCTAATAAGTTTATAGTTAATAACCTTTATAATGATGATTTAGAACTTAATGGAACTTTAACTATTAATTCTAATTTAATAGTCTTAGGTGATACAACACAACTTGATACAATTGTATATACTACTGAAAGATTAGAAGTTGTTAATGCTAATAATACTACAACTGCTTTCATGGTACAACAAAAAACTAATAATAGAGATATCTTTGTAGCTTCAAACATAGATACAGCAGTCTTTAGGATCGCAAATAACGGAGATGTTCATATTAATGGTGAAGGTATTTACAAAAGAAATAATAGAGATATGTTTTTGGATACAAGTAATTACATTCTAACCACAAGTAATAACCTGATAAACAAGGCTAATGAGAATGACAGTAATGCGAGCAATTACATTCTAACAACAAGTAATAACTTAATAAACAAAGCTAATGCTAATGATAGTAATGCGAGCAACTACATACTAACTACAAGCAATAACTTGATAAACAAAGCGAATGCTAATGATAGCAACGCAAGTAATTACATTCTAACCACAAGCAATAACTTGATAAACAAAGCAAATGCTAATGATAGCAACGCAAGCAATTACATTTTAACCACAAGTAATAACCTGATAAACAAAGCTAATGCTAATGATAGCAACGCAAGTAATTACATACTAACCACAAGCAATAACTTGATAAACAAAGCGAATGCTAATGATAGCAACGCAAGTAATTACATTCTAACCACAAGTAATAACTTGATAAACAAAGCGAATGCTAATGATAGTAATGCGAGCAACTACATACTAACCACAAGTAATAACCTGATAAACAAAGCAAATGCTAATGATAGCAACGCGAGTAATTACATACTAACCACA